CTCGTTTACAATGAAATACAGTTTCATCATTAAGTGGTTTGCCTTGGAAGATACATTTTTTAATAATTTCATTAAATTCTCCTGTTTCTGATGATAATCCAATTCCACCCGTTAGCAACAAGGACATATTAATTTTTCCGTCTGTGCCTTCTAAAATGGATAGTCGCCTAGCCATGGGTGATAATTGGTTACTTTCTTCTGATGTTACCTCTTCAACAAATTCACTATATTTGTTTAAATCTACTTTTTCCAATTATTCCTCTTTTGCAAAATCTTTGGCCGAAATAGTGTTTTCAAGATCAACACCAGTTTGATTGTTGTAGTATGCTAAATCACTTGGAGCATCTTCACTCCAACCTAACACACCTTCCGCTTCAACAGTTCTAAGTATAACAGGATCACTATCATCTGTTTCTTGAACCTTAAAGCCTCTACTCCAACGACCATGAGTAACAAGCACCCAATTATCAACTTGATATTCTTCGTTGTTCTCATGACCTTTTACGATGACTTTGGCCCATCTAGGTTTAATACCTTCAGACTTTCCATCATCGCTTGGGAGTATAATACCACCTGCCGTGGTAACTTCACCGAATTCCATTTCGGCTACTATGATTCTATCGTGTAAAGGTCTGACTTTACCCTTAACTACTGGAACTGCATTCAACATTTCTATTCACCTTTTTTAACAAAGTTACCATCATCATCTTCAACCCAATCGGCGTCATCTTTTTCTTCTTGAACTTGCTCTGCAATTTCTTCTTCAACTGCATCTGCTTTGTGTTCAACTTCAGATTCGCCAGCGGCCACAGGTGCCTCATCTGGTACTTGGTTAGGTGTATCACGGTAGTAGTCTTCTAGTACGTCTTCTCTTTTACGAACAATCTTACCACCTGGCCCTAGTTCATCACCACGTGCATTTACACGGGCATTTCCTACTGCCGGAGTTAGTTCGTTTTTTTGACGTAATAAATCCATGTCGACTGTTTTGCCTTGCATTGACTTATAAACTTTTCTACCAGTTTGTCTTACTGCCATAACGTTTCTCCTATTATGTACGTATTTATCTCAAGAACTCACGCCAGTCTAGTCCATATTGGATTGGATTTATCTTATGTATTCCAATCGCATATAGCACATAACTAGCCACACTAGATCCTCTACCAACACCCCAAACTATCTTGTTATCACGCATAAAGTCTACTAGATAAACCAAAAACTGTAATAATGGATACATATTACGTTTATTGAATTCTTTGAGTTCTTCTGATACAACTTTCCATTCTGGGGATTTTACTGAAACTATTGTGCTTAGATATTCTTCTATATTTAATTTTTTATATTTCTCAGGCATAAACCATTCATTCTGTAATATGCCATCAAATTCTTCTTGTGGAACGTTCATTTCCTGATATTCTTTTATTTGAATACCACGACGTAAATCTTCCATTATTTTATTGAACAGTTTTACCTCAGCACTAGACTCTGCAAATATATTTCCAATTTTATTTGCATTACCTTTATAGATTAAATCTATAATATCGCGATCAGCGAACCGTGGCAAACCTAGATTATCTAACTTCATAATACTATTTTACTCGATATTAATTAATTTGTCAAGATCTAAATTGAGTTTTGAGCGTTGTTCTTTTTGGATACGTTCTCTTAGTTCTATTTTGTACATATCCAATAATTGTTGCATTTGTTGTTTTACTTGAGGATTTCTTTGTCTAAAATATTTTTTTGTAAGTTCAGTAATTTTTTGTTCCAATTCTTGATTGCTATAGATGGATAGGTCGTCTTCAAGTGGATGTAACATTATTGAAATATTCCGATGTATTTCGCAAATACAGTGGCACCGCCATCAACGGTAAAGAAATCAAATATCATTGGATTCTGATCATTAGTAATTGTAACTATACCTTTGTCTGCACTTGCACTTGATTTGTGTGGAAAGTCATTGTCATACTTAACAACATTTCCAACATCAGTTGCCCAAGTTACTTCACGTGATTGACCGTCATTTTTAAGCAAGATTCTAATTTCTCCTACTTTGTTATCTGCAGGCCAGTCAGTAAGTGTAAGTGTAACATTACCACCTATAGTAAATTCTTGGTAATGTCCGTTTGGAAAGTTAACGTTTTGAGAGTTGACTACCGTACCAGAAGCAGGGTGTAATTTCTTAGTGGTATTAACAAAGTTTGCTCCACTTTGATCAAAACCTAAAAAATTGTTTGCTTCGTTCTTTTTTGCAGTATTAGTCTGGAGTGTTTCTATCTCCGACTTTGCCGCAGTAAAATTGCTTTTAATTGTACTAAAATTATCTCTAAAACCCTGCGAATCATTGTCCTGTCCCGCTACTGGGTATAAAGCATTAATACTAGCACTGTCTATATTACTTGCCATAATCTATCCTCTCAATGTATTTATCCACGTCTACACATTATATTCGTAATTAGGAAACAGTATATATTGCTCATTACTGTTGCCCGTTGTACTGTCTATAATGTATCTATCTATATCAAAATTAATTTGTTTAAAGTTGAAATTGCTATTTTGGATTCTCAATAATATATCATCTGAGTATCCTGGTTTACAGTAACATAATGGCAGAGCAGTAACATATCCTATTTCTTGCACTGATGCCTCTTGAGCAGATCTCATCCAAAGTGGTAAAAAGTCTCTTTCAGTAAGTCCTAAACTTGCAATTTGTCCACGCATTGTTTCTGTGTTTACAATATGTTTTCTTGGATTGCTAGACTCACTTACTTTTACATTGCCACTGCTTACTTTTACAGTGTTTGCATTTTTTGGTCTGAACCTATATGGATCAGCAAGATTACTTACAAATTTTTGTTCTGAAGTAACTTCACTACCATTTGCTAGTGTAACTTTTATTGTACCCGCGGTTGGTATAACAATGACCCCACCTCTTGTTACTATTTCTAAATTAGTTCCGTTGCTTGTAACTTGTATTGCAGTTTGTCCTTGACCGGACAAAGTTACTATGCTTTCTCCACTTCCTAAATTTGTGTTATCATCTTTAGATTCAAATCCAACACTATCAACAGTAAGTTTTCTAGCATTGCCTACACTGATGGTTGGTCTTATACTTCCTTTGGTAGGCATTGCAGGATCTATAACTTCAACATATACTACTTCATAAACTGTTGTATTTGTTCCTGGCTTCACTGCTATTGCAGTTTTTACTTGTCCTAAAGTGTAAGTTCTTCTTTTATGATGTTTTGCCGCCGCGGCAACATAGTTTTTAACATCGCTGGTTATTATTCCTGCGTATGCTAACATTTTCAAATCTTTTTGTACTCCAAACTCTGGGTCACCACTTCTGTAAATATATTCTGGAACAAATATGTTAGGATCACTTACAAATGTATTGAATACGTTTCTTGTAGTTTGCTTTATAAAAGGTTTCACATACAAATTACTATAAAGGTTATCATCAGGGTCTAAAATAGTAATTGTAAATTCTCTTGTGGTTTGACTAAATTTAAATCTATCTTCTGCGTTTACAGTAAACTTGTAAACTTTATCTATAGTTGTTGAATTATTATCAAATGTTGTTTCTGTTCCTGACTTGTCTATTGTAGTAAGTCCTGCGTTTGTACCGTCTCCGAATTGTCTGACTTTACCTATTATTTCTCCTGATAAACTTAATGAAAGTCCAGGTGGTAGTTTACCACTTTGCAAACTATAAACAACCTTAGCATTTGGAACAGTGGTTGTTGCATTAACAAAAAACGTACTGATTAAGTTTGCATTTATAGAACCAAGGTTTGCCGCAGTTGTCCAATTTATAGTTGATTCTATCTCTCCTAATAAACTTACGGTAAATGTTTTATCTTTAAAAGATTCTAGTGTGCTTTGTGAATCAAGCCTCTGTGCTCTTATTGTAAATTTGTATTGTTTTGTGACTGCAGGTTGATAAGGTACTCTTCCTGCTATTTCACCAGTTGATGTATCTAAACTTAATCCAGGCGGTAGTGTACTTGCACTGCCATCATCATTTAATGATCTTAATATGTAAGTTATTTTTCCTGCAACATTAGAAGGGTCTAAAGTATCTAAATAAATTGTTAAAAAATTATTTGCTCTTCTAAATCCTAAATTAGCAGGAGTTAACCATATTGGTGTTCTTATGTATGTGTTATCAGCAGTAAACAATCCATTAGCAACCTGCATTATTGTATTGTCTGCTCTTAGATAATCATCACCAACTAGATAAATTTTGAAATCTCTTTTTGCTATTGTGTCACCGTCACTTACACTTACAGTAAATTCATAATACCTATTCAATTTCCTTGGACTTCTTGTAGCAATTCTATCATCATATATTCTCATATCATAAAAGAAACTGTCAAAACCATTTGCACTCCTTATTCCAAAATCAAAAGGAAATGTACCATAAACATTAGTATCATATCTACCACTGTTTGCAAATTTGTCTAATGCAAGTATAGGTTCAACAACACCGGCTAATCTTCCATCAGTTGTAAGTTGTATTCCAGGTGGTAAAGTTCCATCACCATCTGCAATGAAATATTCTAAAACATCACCTGCCGGTAAATCTGCATCAATGGCATCAAGTTGAAAATCTACAGGTGTGTTATCTAGTATAAAATATTGTAAAGGATTTGCTGGAGCCAACATTCCTGTAGGAGTAACCCAAGTAGGACTATCTGGCCCTTCTATTATAGCAGATAAGGTACAATCAGCAATAGCGCCGGTCGACGTAGTTGCTCTAAGCACGAATCTACTTTGTGTAGTTCTTTCCACTTCAAAAGGAGTGCCAATAATACTAGTGCCTTCTATTCTTAAGCCTCCAGGTAAACTTCCTGAAATAACTTTGACTGTAGATATGGTAAAATTCGTGGTATTTAAAGGTAATGCTATGGTCGTGGAAACACGTTCAGCATACACACCTAATTCATGATTTGTTTTTACTGTCCAGATATTAGCCATAGTTTTTCCTAACTATGTATATTTATCGGTTATAGAGGATTGCTAATAGTACCTAAATCTAAGAGTCTTATTGATACGGTACTGTCTTCTTGCAAACCTGGTTGATCAATTAATCCAAACTCAATATCCTGATTATCTAATAACCAAGCAAACATATCGTTATAAGACTTTGTAATTGTACCAAAGTTAAAACCAGCAATATCTCTTATGTCTTTGGAAAATACTTTTGCGTTTATATTATTAAGGTTTATTATCTGGAAATTTTTTCCATCTAAGTTAGCACCTAATTCTGGTGATAAATCGCTTGAAAGTTCAGTTACACTATCTAATGTAACACCACCACCTGCTATTTTAGTATTTAGATTAGTACCACCTATAAATTTAAGTGTATCACCATCTGTTACTGTTTGTGAACCGTTGTCTGTTTCAACTGTAAGTGTTTGTAAACCACCTACACTATTAACAGTTATTGCATTGCCATCGCTTGTTAATGTAACATTGCCACCGCCAATTAATTTTTTAAACTGCATTTCTGCACCATTTAATTGTGCAAAAACACCTTCACCACTTGCACCTAAATTAGCACCAGTTGTTGCTTCAGGATTTCTAGCCGCCAATTCGGTAAAGTTGGCATTAACTTTAACAAAGGCTTCTCTTAAATCATCACCTGTGCCGTCGTTTGCTACTGTTCCTATATTAATTGTTTGTATTGCCATACTAATATTTATCCTCTAAATGTTCTATTGGTCCTTGGATACACTGCTCCAGAAGTTGGTCTATCCAGATGTGTTATGTAAGGAAACGCACGACCATCAAATGGTCTAAGTTGCGGATAAAATGCGTATAAGTTAGGAGCACCATTTAATGCATTTGTATCTATGTAATCATTATTATTACCAGATGTGCTCGTACTGTCATAAAGTTGATCTGGTTTTGCCACACTTTGTAAAACTTTTTTCATTTGATCCTGATTTAGATTAGGATATCTTTCTGCCAAACAACAAAGTATTCCTGCAACTTGTGGACTTGCCATAGACGTTCCACTAATCCTACCTAAGTATCTAGAACTATTCCTAGTGTCGCCTACACCTGTGTTAGTGTAATAAGCACTTACAATATTATGTCCAGGCGCCCATACATCAACTCCAGGACCATGGTCACTAAAATATATTCTACTTTCTTGTGTAACACCTGTTTCTACCTGCGTTGCTCCTACTGTTATATTTGTAATGTTATGTGTTCCTCCACCTGCAACATTATCATTTGCAGTCGGTGATGTGCCTCTATGGTAATAATATTCTTGTCCTGGATATCTATCTTCCATCTTAAATGTATTATCCCAGTCAGGTCCTCCTGGCAAGTCGTGTTTCCAATAACCATTACCTGCCGCTCCACAGAATATTACTCCTGCTTGTTCTAAATCTTCTAAGTCACTATCTAAGGCATTTACCCTTACTGGTATTCTTTGTCCAGATATAAATCCAAATCCTTGTAGTGTTGCAGAACTAAATGCTGATGTTGTTGTAGTTGTGTTTGCATTTTGTTCTACTACAAGGTCAATTATGTTTGGAGTATCTTCCTTAAACTGATATTCATATCGTACTGTTGGTGAACCTAAAGAGCCTGTAGTTGTATCTGTTCCTTCATAAACTAATCTAAATATTCTACTACCAACAGTTCCAGTTGCTCCATACCAAATTCTTTGAGCACTTCTATCTGCGGCTCCAACCATTATTTTAGGAAAGCCAGGATTGGTGCTTGAAATGTTTGTACTATTAGTTGAACCTCCACCAAATGTAAGATAACTGTTTGTACCTAAATAAACTTTGTTATAATTTTGTGATATGTAAGTTACGTTAAAAGGAATATCTATTTCCCAGAATCCATTGTTATTTGTTCCGTTGGTAGGTGTTACTGATGCTGTCAAACCATTTGTGCTATCTATTGTTACAGTCCCTAAATCAGAAACAGTGGCACTTGCAGTTGCCTCAGTGTAACCTACTATTGTTACTTTCTTTTCACCTGCTACTGTTGGTGAAGTTCCTAATGACGTAGTTGTATTAAAGATTATATTATAAACTTGGTTGTTTGGTAAACTTATATTATTCTGTGCAAGATTAACTTGAATAGTCTCTCCTGATTCTGTACTTGCATCACTACCTGTAATACTTGTTTGTATAGGATTATTTGATCCATCTCTGATATCTATTTCCAAAGTCATGCTTTGTATTCCGCTTACACTAGATGCCGCTAAATCATATTGGACATCTATTACTGCTGGTCCTTGCACCTGTACAGTATCTTGTGTTGGAGGATCTGCACTTATAGATATATTCATAACTGCACCAGATCTTGACCAACCACTTGGTGTTGTTCCAAAGTCACCATTAGCCGCTGTTTCTGATCCAGTTGTTGTAATTCTGTTTGCCCTATTTAAAAGTGTTTGTGTAAAATTTGTTAATTCTGTACCTGTACCATAAACACCATACTGGCCATTTTCTTGGATTGATGTTACAGGTCTTGTGTAAGTTGTTCCTCGATAGGTTACTTCTGTAATATCATTAAAACTCCATTGTGAAGGAAAAATACTCATCCCCCAACTGTTATTAACTACTGTTGGATTTTTAATTTTTGTTTCAGAGTTGACACTTTTGTTTTGATGAAATAATCTGATGTAATCCATGACGTATGGAAAGTTGTAGTCAAAGGAAGCACCAGATAGATAATATAGATGATACAAGTTTGCATCTCTGGCCCAACCCTGTGTGTTACCTACCACAGTTCCAGCAACGTGATGGGCATGGTTACTAGTACCATTATATGTATAGGTACCTGCACTGCCACCTGTAACTTGCGGATTCCATTGATACCAATTGTAGTTGTAAAATCTTGTGCCACCACTACCGTCTGCATTTTTTTGAAACTCTGGATGATCGTCCATTACTGCACCACCATTACCATCACAGATAACTGCGTCTACATTTTTTCCTGTTAATCCTAATTTAATTGTTTGTGTGTTACTTCCTGTATAGGCATTACTTGCCGGATTCCCGTCCCAACATCTCCATAGTCCCCAATTTTTATATGAGTTATTACTAAAGGTACCTGAACTTGCTTTGTGGAAATTTCCTGTTTGTTCTATGTGATTTTCAGAAACTTCTATGCCTCTGTCTTTTGGATTAAGTTCAACAAATGCTACCCTACTATCATCTTTTAAAAATCTTGACTCTTGTTCTGTAAGCCAGTATTCAGTTGTTCTGCTTATTTCTCTTTTATTATTAACACCTACTTCTCTGTCAGGTATGTAAAGATCGCCACCCGGTGTTTCCATGTCCGTATAGAAATCATCAAGGTCAGCACTATCCTTTAGTGTAACCATGTAAACTTGAAGTTTTACATATTTGGAAAAGTCCATTTAACTCTCCAGTTTCAATATTTTAAATGATGCTTCTATTGTAGCCGTACCGGCACTTTTGTTTGTGATTGCAACATAAAAGTCAGTGCCTACAGTTGTGTCATTGTTGTAACCAATGATAGCAGGAGTAAAGTCTACTGTACCAGAAGCAGTTGTAATTACTTCTGCAATTACTCCGCTGTCAGCCGCTGGATCTGTTCCTTCACTTCTTGATGCGTCAGCAGTACGTTTAGCACTGTTGGTATATACTCTTACCCATGCCGCATTATTAACTGTGATGCTCATCAAACCATATGCTTTGAATCCTGTTAAATTTTTATTTTCTGTAACACCTGTTGCAATACTATTTGTTGTTGTAGTAATCGTGCTTCTTGATTCTAAACCATCTACACTTATTCCTGCGATTGATGTGTCAACATAACTTTTTGTTGCTTTTTCTGTTGGTACTGCATCGTCACTGTTACCACTTAGAGTGGTGTCAGTACTGAATTCATTTATTGAAGTACCATTTGCAAATTGTATTGTTCCTGCCGCAGTAATTGAAATACCATTCAATGTTGTTTGCCAAGCATAAGTGTTTGGTGTTCCAGTTGATGCTAGTAATTTATCTGCACCACTTGGAGATGCAATACCACCTAAGTCTGTTAAGTTAGTTGGTGAATCTGTTATTCCATAACCAGCAAGTGTTGTTGGTGTGTTTTGTATAATACTAAAATTAGGTTGGAAGTCAACATTTACCCAAGCACTACCATTGTATTGTAACAAGTGTCCGTTTGCTAAATTACCACCTATTGTTGTATCATTTAAATCATTTTGACCATAAGTTGGTTTGTTTGTTAAATTATTAAAGTTAAGATAGTATGTGCTATCAAAACCATCAAGTGTGTCAGCATTTAGTCCACCGCCACCTGATGTAATATCATCTGCAGGTGCCCATTGTGTACCACTCCATTTTAAAACTTGTCCTGAAGTTGGTGGAGTAGATGTTATGTCAACATCTGTTAAGTCACCGATATCATTTGGAATACTTGGTTTGTTTGATAGATCTAAGTAACTACCTGATGTAGCAACAGTATCTAAATTAGGAGTGCCTGAAATATCTGCGTATGCTATTCCTGAGTTTACAAATGCTGAACCATTCCATTTTAAATATTGATTTGTAATTGGTGCAACGATAGTTGTATCAGTCAAACCTGCAAGTGTACTTGAACCACCACTTCCTCCGCCTGTGGCGGATATTGTCATCAAGTTACTTGCGTCGTTGTATTGTAATGTTATTCCTGTACCTGCTTGAAAAAGATTTGATATTCTATCATCTACTCTTTCATCTGTGTAAAATTTCTTTGTACCTTCTGTGATATCATCTGTAGTTGCAGGGATAGTAGGTTTACCTGTAAGGTCTGCATAAGCACCACTGAATGGATTATATGGTACATTGTTAATAGTTAAACTTGTTGCTGAAATACTACCAGCACCTATAATACCAGAACCAGTTAAGTTTAAATTATCACCTATTGGTAATTCTTTAATCTTGTTGCCGTCTCCTGTATCTACTATTAGTGGTATTCTGTTTGCCATATCTTTATCCTTATAGTGCCGCTATCCTTATTTTAAAGTCAGCGAAATCCGTACTTGCCGCCACTGTTGATTTTAATGTTGATAACTTAATGTAACCTGGTATTGTACCATTTACTGCATCAACTAATAAACTTGAATCGTCTCCAAAGACAGATCCATTTATATCCCCTCTGAAACTTGTAGCAGTAATTGTGTTTCCAACTATGTTGTTTGTGTTAGAATCAATTATCACTGTTGAATCTTGGCCTATCACATCTCCGATAATGCTTTGTGAAATAGTTGCACCACCTTGATTAGCAATACCTACCTGTCCTTCAACTACTACTATCCTTGCGTATAAATCTGTAAAGTTATCTTGGGTTTTACTAAAGGCGGTTCTTATTGGATCACCGTCTCCTTTATTAGCACTCGAACCTATGTTAATATTTTTTTGCGCCATTATACTCTACCCACCACTGCTTCAACTATACCTTTTCCAGCATCGTCTTTTGTACCAATTGCTTTACCAATTACTGTACCAACGCCTGCTCTATTATTAGAAATCGCATAGCCTCTTGTTGATGCCGCAACAAGTAAGTCACCTTTTTTAACAATACCAACAACCTTGACAGGAACTCTACCTTGTAGTGCAAGTGCAATAACATTGTCTCCTTCAAGTCCTTTGTTCATTAAGTAACCTGGATTTTCTGAAACAACCCCTGCTACCCTAGTATCATCTTTTAATTGTGTAGTTGTAACTTCTTGTTCGCCACCGAATATTAATACTGTTCCAGTTTCATATTCTGCATCTGCTTTGTAGTTCTCAGCCAAGTCAGCATAAAGAGCCGTACTTGCTTGACCACTGAACGTAACTGCATGAACACTCAACCATTCACCTGTACCACTTGTACCTAGTGTATGTGTTTGATGTCCGCCTGGATTAAATCCTGTTGTAACTGCTTTAGCAACAGTTGTACCACCTGATACAAGTGCTACCTCATCTGCGTTACTGTAACCTGTGTTTGCACCTAAACCAATACCAGTACCTTGTTGATCCTTTTCACTTTGTGCTTCTATAAAGTTTGTAAGCACCCAAGGAGTAGCAATCCTACTTGTATTATTGTAACCTGAGTTTGCTTGGAAATAACTTTCTGTTACTCCAACTGATCCCATATCAATACTTCCTGGGAATGATACAGTTGTTGTAGCATCAGTTGATCCAATAGCACTCATAAATGTTCCAGTGCCTGGAGTTTTAAAGTTTACAGTTGAACTTGATGTATCAATAGTTGGGAACCCATCTACTCTAATCACTTGTCCATCAATAGATCCATCTGTATGTGTTTTAACAATTCTGTCTGCTTGACCAGTTGTGGTAAACGCACCACCTGTGTTTACGATAGTTGAGAAAGGAATAGCAGTAATTGGTCCTAATAAGGAACTATCACCATCATTTCTTCCTAGTATGTGTTGGTCTGCAATATTTTTAATTCTATCTAATTTTAATCCACCAGCATCAATTTCAATCCAACCACTTGTTGATGTAAACGTTGCTGAATCAAAACTTGCAAGTCCTAAATTTGATTGTGAAATACCTGTTGCGTTTGCTCTAGTACCAGCGGCCTGCATAGCAAGTTTACTTTGTGATATTTGTGCGTTAGTGTTTACATCTACGTTTTCAATGCTACCATCTGTAATATCCATAGCAACAGTTTTGTTTGAAGCATCATATGTGAATCCTACTGTGCCTGTTGGTGTTGCAGTATCCCACTCTGTTCCTGTCCATACAATTATATCATTTGCAACTCTTGTACCGTTAGTACCAGTACCATACATTAAACTATTACCAAACGGTGTTCTAGCATCTACATAAGATTTGTTTGCGGCATCACTAGCCACAGCCGGATCACTCAAGTTAGATAATCTTTGTGAACCAAAACTAATTGTTGCGGTTGGAGAAGTAGTACCATCAAGTGCAAGTGCACCTGGTCCTATTAATGGACTTACTGCGGCTCCGTTTTTATCAAAGCCTAATCTTGCGTTTACGTATCCAACTACTGCTTCTTCTGTTGGAACTGAGTCTGATGCTTCGTCAGTCATTGAACTATCTGAACTGAATTCAGTTATGACAACACCACGTTTAAATCCAATACCGTCTAAGTTACTTAAGGCAATACTTGCCGCGAATGTAACCTGACCAGTACCTTGATCAACTGTAAAGAATCTACCTACACGGAAGAATCCGTTTTGGTCTGTACTTACATAAAATACTCTACCTTTGCCACGTTCATCAACTTCATTTGCTTGTACAGGACTTTGTGGATCACCGTAAATCACACTTGGATAGTTTGAAGTGTTAAATCCGCCTGTACCAATTTGGTTGAAATCATGTCCTGTTGCTCTACAAGTAGAAATACTTACTGTTAATGATGCGTTTTCATTTGCCGCCAAACCTGCTCTTAAAGTGATTGCCGAAGTTTGTACAACACTTGCCGCCAATCCTGTTTGACCAGTACCACTAACATCACCGTCAGTAACATCTGAAATACTTATTGTTGCGTATGATCCTCTATCAATGTAGTTGTTAATTTGATGAAGTTTACCTGCGTGTGCAAATATCATATCACCATTATTCAATCTGTCGATATCAGTTTGCTCACTTATTTTTGAGATAGCAATTACATCATCACCTGCCGCCGCACCCTGTGATGCTCCGCCGGCACCTGAATAAGTTGTTAATGCCGCTTCAGTGTTGGCAACAATCATTCTTACATAATCAAAACTTGCGTCAAATGTTATGATACTGTTACCAGAAGCAACCTGAGTACCTAAACTATCTGTTTTTCCAAATGCAATACTTCTATAAGTGAATTTTTCGTTTTCATCAAACACGATTGCAGTTGATGGTCTAATAGGTACATCGTCAATTAAATCTGCGAACTGGAAGTTTTGTAATGCTCTGATTGTAACCTTATCACCATTACTTAATGCCGCTTGTAATCCATCACTACCACCAATGTTTAATTGTAGTACAGTTCCGCTCTTACTTGCATTAGTGGCTGACTGTCCTGGAGCAGTTGTGCTTTGAATACTGTTTACTTCATATCTTACTATACCTGTTGACCCGCCATGATCTATTTCAAGTTCTGAAACGTTAAGTGGAATGTCTGTGTAATCGTAAACATAAACTTTATTTTTGTTAATTGCATTTACAAAGGTTGAACCATCGTCATAGATCCTTGCGGTCTGTACCATGTTTTTAACAAGTGTAATTTCATCAACTAATTCATTTGGATCAGACCCTGCTGATACAAGTCCAAAGTCACCATTACTGTTTGATCCATTTAATGATCTAATACTTGAACCATTGTTAACGTAGTATGCAACGTGGTTATAATATGTAAATGTTGAAACCTGTTCTGACAACGCACCATTGTTAACTACAATACCATAACCTAAATCATTAACCTGTGTGTAGTCATTTGCCAACATACTTCTGTTACCAGCAGTTTGTATAATAATATCTGTATTGTTAGGTAGTACAAAACCATTACCACTGTTTGATGTTGGATTCAATAACAACGTTGCCGTACCCGCCGGACCATTGTAATTTGTTACTGCATCAATTTGATATCTTACACCATCAATATAGAATGGTGCAGGTGTTTCTGGTTTACGTAAAAATAATCCTGTTCCTGAAGAACTTGAAATGTTAAGTGTAAATGCATCTGTTTTGCTAACAACCGTTGCTGGTATGTTTGCAACAAAGGCATCAATGTACATACCACCTCTAAATGCTTTTGCATTTTTACTTGCACTGAATGAAGATGCAACCTGTACATATGGTGATTTAATTAAAATTTGTCCTTCTGGATCAAGTACCTGTGCAAAACCTCCATGTCCTTGTATAGATACGTTCATGATTCTGTTTGCATCGTTCATCAAGAATACGTCCATCTCTGTATTGTTTTTGGCTGTGCTTGAACTGTTTGATGGATCTGTTAGATAATGGAAACCGTAACGTGGATCGTTTAATGCATCTAGTTGTGCTAAACCATTAAGTATAACTGCACTATGATTTGTTAAAAGTGTATTAACAGATGTCGTAACACCTGCCTCTGCCGCAGTTGAATCTATTTGTTGTGTTGTAACACTTTGTAAACTTGTGAAAGCAGTGTTTGTTAAAATATAATCTTTTAATAATATCTTAACATAATCTATCATTGCCGCAAATTGTTGTTGTTCATTTGGCGGCCCTGCTAGAGTACTTGTTGTACCAACCCAATAACTTGTTGATCTTTTTGTTATGGACGCATTACCACCATACTTTACATCAAGTTGTAAAGCATCTATTAATCTTCCTACATCTCTTTCGTAGTTGGCTTTTTCATAATTAAAGCCTGCCCATATACCTGCGTTTGTGGCAATCTGAGCATCAACATAAGCCACTGCTTCATCTTTTACATATTCTTTGTTTGCAGACAATAAATTAATTGCATTTGGGTTGCCTGTCGGAATAAGTTCTAATCCATCAAATTCATAATCTCTATAGAAGTAAGTTGTTCTCCAAGGAGATTGTGAAACACGTTTTAATGGTCTAATAATTGTACGTCTAAAGTCTGAACCTTTGATTGAACAGTTTGCAGGAAGTTTGATAGGATAATCTTCATAGTACTGTCCTGTTTCTATGTGTATTGTAATCTGTGTTGTCTTCGTAAAGTTTCCGTATTCTAATTCTTCACCTACTGAGAAAACTTGTGGTTCCTCTAATACAACCTCAACTGCATCATTACCAGCAGTATCCTGTCTTGTGTATTTTACGATTCTTCCTAATGCACCTGATGTTTTACCCCTAATCATCTTACCAGGTAATATATCTACGTTATTAAGTTTACCTTGGTCAACCGCAGTTGCTCCAGAAGTAAATTTAAGTTTGTATGTGCTACCTTCTACCAGTGTTGGTATTGAACTATATCCATTTTGAATAATGTTTTCAATGACTGTAAATTTATTTCCAAATGCACTTATCACTGTGCCATCAACACTTTGACTGTTGTCTATTGTTTGTGTAACAACTTCTGGATAAACTTTTTGTCCTAATGAACAATTCCATGTTATGTTTTGTACTCTAACTATGTCTCCAGGTGATGCACCGTGTGGAGTAGCAGTTGTAATTTTTACATATCCTTGAACATTATCATAAACTGCATTTGTAATATTGTGTGTAACAGAATTAAATTCAACAGTACCACCACTTACATAAGTGTGAACATAACTGTTCGCACCTGCATTAATTGAGATAGTTGTTGAACTATGATCTTTTTGTCTAACACCAAATCTATTTTGATATGTGCTAGATGCAGTTACTGGTGTGTTAGTTAAGATGTGTGTCTTAATTACACTTTCAGCATGATTAAGTGCCGCCAGTGTTTGTGTTCTTTGTGTTGTTCTTGCTATCTGTCCTGATACAGTACTAAAATATCTTACGCCTGATTGTATTGCATGGAAGTTAGCATTCTGATCATTTTGAATGTCTAATAACATTCCTTCAATAATTAAACCTAAATCTAACTTACATCTTGCTTGGTTGTAAACTAATTCAGGATATGTAGCATTTAAGAATCCAATAGTTTCTTTCTGTACAAAATTTTTGTTTGGTGTTAATAATGCAACTGCCGGAGCCGCCAATGGATTTGCTGATACAATCGTTCCACTTGTTACCGCTGATTTATTTGCACCATCATTGAATGTAATTGTTTGTGTGTAAGCACCTGGTTCCTTAGGTGCCGCAAACATAATCTCTTGTGCTTTTTCCGCCGCTTTGTTAATAGACTTGTAAGCATAGTTTATACTTCTACCTTCTTGTCCTGCTGGTGTTAAAGTTTGTGCATCGTCACCTTGTGTTGAAACAAATAAATCAACTGTTGAACTAAATGTAGAATTGTCTACGTAAAATTTTGTAGCCGCTTGTAAATCATCTGCGGAATTTGGAGTACCTTTACCTGCTAAATCACCTGGATGGTCATGCAAGTTCAAAGCACCAGTCATTGTGTCACCATCTCTTCTAGTGATAACTTTTCTTGGAAGTGCTTCGCTGTCTAAAAATTGTCCTGTTAATGCAGTATCATATTCAGCATCTGTAATTGTATGTGTGCCTGTTGGAATACCTGATATACCATCATTTGCATTTATTTTTGCAGTGTTATTTTTTGCACCTGTTTCTGTTGAGTGAATACTTAATGTTGTATTGTTAATGAATCTTACATAATAAGTAAAACCAGAACTTAAATTAGTTGCGTCAGCGCCTGTAGAATTATATCTGAATGGTGTTCCATTTACACTATTATCAAAACCATGTGATACTGTTATAAGGTTCCCGTTTACGAAACTTCCTATTGTTAAAGTGTAGCCTGATCCTGTTGAAGGTTCATCTCTAACTCTAATTGCTTCACCTTTTACATAATATTCTTGGTCAGCAAATTTTTTGTCTATTACTAGATCGTGTATTGTGACTGCGGTTGCGTGTAAGTTTCCAAGTGCAGTTGCAGTTGCATCTGATACTGGTGCAATTTTTCCAATACCATATAAACCAGCACCTGTTAGATGTCCGCCTAATGTTGGTGATAAATCTTGTGCAACACTTGATCCAGTGTTTGTAATTTTTAATTGCGTAGTAGATGTATTATCTATAACTATACCTGCACCGCCAACAATATCTTTCATTAATATTGTCGAGCCTGCGGAATCAGTTACTGGTACTTTGTTTTGTCCTAATGTTGACGGGGTGTCTGATAATGCAGTAAATCCAATAGCACCACCTTGACCAAATATTGCATAAAGTTCTGTAAAGTTTTCATTTGCTTTCTTAAACGCATCTCTGATACTATCACCCGAAGCATCATTTCCTTCAACACCGATATTAATTACTTGTTTTGTCAT